TTTTTGTCTGGCCGCCTCTTCATTGGTCAGAGTTTCTATATCTTTAAAAGGAACTTTACCGCATTTTGTACCTCCTAACATATCTAAAGCTTCATCTTTCCATGATTTAAAAATTACTGAAAAGTTTGGATATGTGTTTGTGTCTGGGTCATACTCCATATATTGATAACCTCTTATGAAAGGTCTAAACAATACAGGACTATTGCCAGTTTTTCTGCTGTAAACTTTTTGTTCAGATACTGTATCATAAATAGAGTATGTTCCAACATCTAATTTATTACCATCATCATCTTCACCTATCCTGTTTATAGCAAGTTTTGGTAATACCAATGAGCCAGAACCAGAGTCATCTTCTTGACCTGTCAGTCTCATTATTTCTTCCTTTGACAAGGAATCATATTTTTGTAGTTCAGTCATATATACCTCCAAGTATATTTATCTATAATTATTTGTAACATATTGACACTCACTGTCAATGTTATTCTACAACTTCTAAGTTTAACCAATCATAACCTATCTTGAGTTCCGTGTCAAGAGGAACATTAAAATTAATATTATATCTTTCTTCTAATGAATTAATAACTTCAGCACATCCATCTATTAAACATTTAGATACAATTTCTATTTCATCTTCACATGCATCGGCAACAATAGAATCATGTACTGTGTTAATTAATTTACTTTTTAATTTTAATTCTTTCATTTTATTATAAATATTTATACAAGCTAATGGAACAATATCTGCAGTAGCAAATCCTTGCACTGGATAGTTTTTAATTTGTGTTCCATAACTAGAACCACCCCACACTTGTCTTTGTGCATAAGGAAATGCATATTCTCTTCCAGTAGGTAGCTTTACAACTTTATATTTAATAGCATTTGTTTGTAATTCTTCATGCCAATTTGTAATGCCTTCATATTTTTCTTTAAAGGCATCATAATAACGTTTTTCATCTTCTGTACCTGTCGTACCACCATACAAAGGTTTAAAGGTATGTCCTTTTGCATTTTGTCTTGACACACCAATAATATCAGCAGTGTATTGATGAACATCTACTCCATTTTTTATATCTTCCATTCCTTGTTTATCTTGTGCAAGAAATACAGCAGTTCTAAATTCTAATTGTGCATAATCTATTTCCATTATTTTTCCATTATTAAATCTAGACTTAACAACTTTACGAATAGGAAACGTACCACCTCGTGGTTGATTTTGAAAATTAGGGTCTCTACTAGATAGTCTACCTGTTGACGTAACACATTGCATAAATTTAGGATGTAAAAATCCATTATCATCTGTGTGATTGTCAATTCCTGTAACAAATGTTTTTAAATACATATCTACAGCACTATAACGAGTAATTGCATTAATAAATTCAGTTAATTCATCACTAGCATTATCTAATAATTTCATTAAAGTAATTTTATCAGTCTTAAAACCACCTTCAGAAACATCCATTACACCCCTTGGTTTTTGGCGGAATCCTGCCAAAATTTCAGTGTTTTCATATAATACTCCTTGACCTGTGCATGTTTCACACTTACTTAAATTTTTATAAGGGTCGCCATTAACTTTATATTTTTGATATACACCTTTACCACTACAATCACTACATTGAATAGCTTTTGTTTTAAAAATATCTTTTGTATTTGAATTAACAGTAACAGCAAATTGTTTTTTAGAAAAATGTGGTCTTTTTTTACTGCGTTTTGTAAATGCATCAATACCAATATTAAAAACTCTAGCCCATTGTTTTTTATCTTTAACTTGTTTGCCATAAATAAGCCATGATAATTGCTCTGGACTAGATGGATTGATAGGTGTATCACCCATAACTCTCCATATAGTTTTATCTATGTATGTGCGTAAATCATCATGCTCTTTAATAAATTCTTCTTCAACACCTTTTAATGCATTTTTATCTACATAGATACCATTGCGTTCCATTTCAATTAAAGTTAATAAAAATTCATTCATCATTTTTAATGTTGGTACTAATCCTTTATTAAGAGGAAGTCGTAAATCTTTCATTTGGTCATCAAATAAAGCACGAGTAGCAGTAATATCCTGTCTTCCATATTTTTCTACTATTGCCCAAGGAATACTTTCAAAACCAATTCCTTGATTTATATATGTGTCAATAATGTCTAATTTTTGTGTTATCTTTCTTCGTCTACAAGATTCTTTTAAAGATAATTTTTTCTTTAACCCACGAAGTAAAATATATTCAGCTATCATTGTATCATATACTCTTCCTTCATATTTAAAACCACATTCGTAAAGCCATGCTAAATCAAATTTTAAATTATGACCAATAAGTAATGTTGTTTTATCTAATATTTCTTGAACAGCTTTATAATTTTTAGCTAAATGAAAATCAGTATGTGTTTTATGATACATGCAATAATATTCATCGTTAATACCTACACTAACTAATTGATTATCTTTTTGAAAAGGTGCAGGGTCTAATTTACCTGTTTTATCTTTTACAAAAGTTGTTTCTACATCTACTACAGTTATCATACGTCATACCTCGACAATTCTGGGTTTATAAAAGCATTTACTTCGGCATGAACACCATTAATTTTATTTTTACTAATATTTAATTGTCTCATTGGTTCATTAGGATTACCTGTTTCTCTTTTACCAATACCAATAATTAAATCAGCCTCTGCTGCTTTTCCTGTTTTACTATTTTCCATCATATCAAATGATAAATTAAGTTTATTGTGACCATCTGCAGATGCCTGTGATAAAGCTATAACACAGATATTATGTCGTTTTGCTAACTCTCTAGCACCTGTATATATAGCTCTAAGTTTTTCATCAGTACGTGCAAAATTACCAGAAACATTTACCTTATCTAACTGGTCAATAATTAATATATCTGTTTTATGTGTTTCTAAATATTTATTCACATCATCTAAATTCCAATCAACAGTATCTAATAATTTAATATTAGTATTAATTTGCGACCATAATTCACTAGCTTGACTAGTATTTTCCTTAATTTCATCCCTAGTCATACCTGTATGAGCATTAATTAGTCTCATTTGTGTACGAACTGCGGGTTCTTCGTTGATAAGTGCGACTATTTTAGCCCCTTGACTGGCAAAACCACCTTCATTTGCGACCAAACTAACCCAAAAGGCAGTCTTGCCTGTCTCTGGTCTAGCAAAAAATATTGCTAGATTGCCCTCACCTATACCGGACACCTGTTCATGTAATGATTGTAGATTAAAATTCCACTTAGTTGTTACATCAATTAAATCTAGTAGTTCATCTACATTTGATGTAACTGCCTCACCATTACTTTCCTCAATTATTTGAGGATTATCTAATAAATTTTTTATTTTATTAAAATCTTCTGACTTTCCATTGTAAATATCTGTTGCCATAACAGCAATTTTATGAGCCATGTTTCTTCTATGCAATGACTCAATAATATCTCCAATAACATTTTCATTTGGTTCTTCTTCATCTCGTAATTCATCTACTAATTCACTAAAATTATGTTTTGATGCACGAGTTAAAGCAGGATTGTATTTTTCTGTATGTAATACAGATAATTCATCTAAAGATAAATCTGTATCATATTCATCATGAGCTTTTTGTATTGTTTCAAAAAAATTACCTACACCATTAGTAAATAATGATTTGGATAATTTATTTCTATGCTCTTTATAAAAATCTTTTTTTAAACAAAGGGTTAGTAATTGTTTCTCTATCATAGGTGCCTTTTAGCATAAGTTTCTTTTCATGTCAAGCGAAGTTGCTTAACTATTTCTTTCATTAGTTTAGTTTTTGTCTTAGTTTTCCAGTGGTTAATATAAAATTTTGCACGTTTTTTATTTAATATACATTTAGCCTCAGATAAATTCCAAGTTTTTAAATAAGCTAAATACATTTTTTCATTCATTGCATATAATCTATGTTTTATTCTATTAACTTTTAATTTTTTATATTCTCCTGTATGCCCATACACACAATGAAAGTATTTTTGTTTTTCTAAAACAAAC